AAAAACAAAGAAATAAATGCATTGGATAAAAAAATTACTAAAAAAAATATACCATATAATGAAGACGTTTATTTTGAAAAGTTATTATCAAAAGCATTGTTTGATTATTCTTATAAATGGGATGGACCAATAAATTCTTATTTACGATTAGGTCTCCCCTATTTTTTGACTCCTATTTTTAATCAAACATATAAAGTTTATGGAGACACTAAAAAAGAAGCTCTTTTTGCAATTTTTTCTAAAGTAGAAGATTTAGATAGAGCATTTTTAGAAGCCGCACCAAGACATGAAGACTCTATGAAAGCATATTTTAGAGGAATGAAACAACCTTTTGAAAATTTTACAAAAGAAGGTGACTCAATAACAGTGCAAAATTTTATGTCTATTACTACAAACTTTAAAGTAGCAGTAGGATTTTCAGGAATAGGAAAAGTTGGACAAGCCAAATGTTGCGTATATAAAATTATGATATCAAATGGTGTACCATATATAAATATGGTAAATACTACAAAATACAAAGCTGAAAGTGAAATATTATTACCAAGAAATTTAAAACTAACTTTTATAAAAAAAGCAACATTGGCGCATCAATTTTATGGTGAAATTCCGGTAATAATTGTAAGAGTTTCATTACAAAATAATGACCAATTTAAAATTCATAGTGGTTGTAAGAAATTTTATTTAGGAAAATTAATTAGTGTTAAGTCATCATATTTAGATGTAATTAGTAAAAATGAAACTGAAACCAAAACTAAACCTAAGAATAAAACTAAAACCAAAAATGAAATAATTGTGCCTACATTAATTGAACCTATAAATGAACCTATAAAAGTAATACCAGAAAGAAAGAATATAACAAAAAAACAAACAACTAAATCAAAACGTTGCCCCAATGGAACCCGTAAAAATAAAATAACTGGAAATTGTGAAGCAATTATAAGTAGTCCTGTTAAAAAAGAAAATAAACCATTAAAACAAAAAACAAAATCTAAGCGATGCCCTAATGGAACTCGTAAAAATAAAATATCTGGACTATGTGAAAAAATTAATAAATAAATTCTTCAACATAATTATTTATAAATATATATAAATATATATAAATAATTATGAGAGATTGTTGCGCTAGCACAAAAAGAGCAAAAAAATGTAAAAGAAAAGATGGAAAACTATTTAGTCTTCCACGAAAATTTACTAAAAAACGGTGTGCTCATGTTAAAGGTTTCACTATGCGTTCATCTTGTGCGCCATATAAATATTGCTAAACTTTATTTGCTGTAACTATAAAATAAAAATGCAGCAGTGGCTCCTAGTAATTGAGCAATTATATATACTACAAATTTGGATACATCTATTTTTTTAGATAATAACATCATATAACTTACTGCTGGATTGAAGTTGCCACCAGAAACTTTGCCACCAAAATAAATTACTGATGCTAAAGTAATACCTATTGCCAATGGATCACCCGACATTAAAATTACTGCCAAGAAAATAAAAGTTCCTACGAATTCTGTGAAAAATTCTATCAACATTTTATATATATAAAATATAATATAAATTATAATTAATAAAATATAAAATATTAATTATAATTTATAAAGAAAACGTCAAACTTATATAAAGTTATGAATAAAACTGAACTAAAATCTACTATTTATGACCCAGATACAGATTCTGTAAAGCATGTTGATGAAACATATGATGGTAAATCATTTTTTAGAAAAAATTATGGTAAACCTCATCCAATGTTAGATTATTCAAAAAAAGCAGAAATTGCAATAGTTAAAATATTAATGGAACATCCACACCCAAATATTGTATATTATTATGACATTAATACTAGTTATGCTGACATGGAACAAGTGGAAACACATAAATCAAATCCATCATATATACCTCTTATGACACGCGAAGAATTAAATGAAATAATAGCAGTAATGAGTAAAGTAAAAGATTTTTTACAAGCACTAGGAATTATGTATGTAGATTGGAAATTTGATAATATGGGAAAATCAGTACAAGGAAAATATAAATTATTTGATTTTGATGCATCTGGACTAAGTGATTTAAAAACGCAACAATGGAAACTTAAGGCAAATCCTATATATTGGAGTTATAATGAAGCAATAAAAAACGGAGCACAAACACCAAAAGAAATTGATGATTGGTCTTTTAACTATAATATTATTGAAGAAGGAGAAAAACTTATAAACGCATAAATACCAAAAGTTTTACCATAAATAAACATGACTCAATATTTTAGCATTATAATAACCTTTTGATTTTCTTTTTTCTAATGCTATTGCTTGACCTCTTTTTTTTGTTCCGGAATGCCTATTAAAATAATTTTGCATTCGTTTGCGATCATTATGATTTTTATATGCATATAATTTTAAAGGTGTTCTATCCTTAAATTGTTGATAGTCTGATGCACCAAAATGTATTTTGCGTATTTTTTGTGTAGCTTTATTTTTAATATAGGCTGTGTATTTTTTTCCTGTAATTTTACTTCTCTCAAATTTTATTATTTTTTCATGCATATTTTATTTTGAATTATATATAGTTAAATAAAATAATAATAAAATAATAGAATAATAAAATAATAAAATAATAGAATAATAAAATAATAGAATAATAAAATAATAGAATAATAAAATAATACTATAGTTTTTTTATTATAATATAGTAAATAGGATGAATGTACCTATTAAATATTTACCGAAACATATAACTAAAAAAGATAAAAAAATAATTTCACATGAATTAAAAAAATCACGTAAAGCGTATAAAAAAAATAAATATATTACGCGAAAACATATTTTATCATATAAATCCAAACCTTCTCAACATATATTAAATGTCAAAAAGTTATATAATATTGATAAATTAGTAATTAATTCTAATCTCTCAAAAAAAACAGGATGTTCTATAAATTCATTACGCAAAATTGTAAATAAAGGACAAGGTGCTTATTATTCGTCTGGTTCAAGACCTAACCAAACCAGTCATAGTTGGGGACTAGCGCGTTTAGCTAGTTCTATTAGTGGAGGAAAAGCATCAGCAATAGATTATAAAATATTAGAAAATGGATGTAGCAAATCATCCAAAGCACTAAAGTTGGCTAAAAAGGCAAAACTAAAATATAAAAATGGAACTCATAGAGTAAGAAAAACTAAACTATTTTAATACTTAATTTATTTAGAATACATTAATCCGCCAAAGCCATTTTGAAACAATAATATATTATATTTTTCTTCTAGCACATGTAAATTATAATAGTATTTATAAATACTAGTGGGATCTTTTGATACTCCTATAACGACACCTGTTTCTTCATCACATATTGTTCTAAAATTCGATGCTATAGGATCAATAGGAGGATTATTATAATTATTATACTCAAATTCAATAGTTTTAAATAAATTAGTATTAAATGCCCCATTTGGTTGTTGCTTAAACGGATCTGTAGTTAATGAAAAATTATAACAATATAATCCTGCTTTTGAACATGCTCCATTAGATTTATTATATTTTTCTACTTTACTAAAAATATTACTATCAAATTCTTGTTCTCTATATTTACCATCACAAATTATAGCAAAATTTTTCATTATTTCACAATGATTTGTTTGTGAATATATATCAGGACTATAACCTGTTATATAAATATTTTTTGAAATATCAGAGCCATAACTAAATTGCGGACTATAATATTTATAAGCACTTCCAATTCTAAGTTTTTCTAAATCATTTGGAATTTTGTCTTCGTATAACCAATTAGTATAATTAGACCATTCATTTCTAGAAGCAACATCACTTCTTTGAAAATACCACATCCAACTAGTTATTAAACCTTTTGATTCTATTTTCACTTTATTTGATTTTATAACTTTTTCAAAATTATATTCATTTATTTCTCGTATTAAATAAGTCTGACTATTTTTAGCAAAATGTTTTCGTTCTGTTTCTTCTAAAAAACATTGGGTACATATTAAATGAATATTACTATTTATTGTTGTTCTTAAATCTAGATAAGTATCAATGTTAGAACTTAAATCTCTTGTTGGTGGAGGATGTATAAATCTTTTAAATTGGTAAGCTAACTCGTTCTGAGTTGCTTGAATTTGTGGAAAATTGTTATAGGGTATAGGATTTATAGAATTATCATATAATACATCTTTTATTGTATATAATTCATTAATAGGTCTTAATGTAAAATCAATAACTAATTCACTATATTGTAAACATATTAGTGGTAATGCCATTAAAGATGACATAGAAAACCAACTATTTATTGGTATATATAAATTATAATCATTTATTGAAGGTTCAATACCACTAATATCAGTATTATCATCATTAAGATTAAACGCACTTGGATAATTATTGTTTCTATTATTATAATTTGCTGGGTCATTTAATTCGCCAATATTTCCTGTCATTTTATCAAATAATGCTTTTTTATGTGCATCAAAATCTCGCTCTACTATGTTTTGTAAATAATGACCGCTAAATTTTTGTATTGTTGTACCATCAATAGTTATATTAACTTCTTTAATTATTTGACAACCAATATTTTTAATCCATTTAAACTCATATGGTCTATATTCTGAACTATTATATTTTAAAACAGGACTCCATATTTTAGGTAATTTTATTACTAAATACATATCCATTAACAAATCTCCATAACGCAAAATTTTGAAAGTAAACTTGGAAATCTTTGTAATATCTAATTCGGTTTGTCCTACTTGATCAATTCTGAATTTTTGTAATCCAAAATTAGTATATTTAGAATAGGTTGACTTAAAAAAACTTTTAGTCGGATTACCAGTCAAAATAATATTTTGATTGCCTAGTGCTATTAAATTTAATAATCCGCCTGCCATTATATTAATTAATATAACATTATAAATTTTATTTATGTCATAATATATTTTAAATTTTTTTATAATGTAATTATAATATATACTAATTATAATTATTATGGAAAATCTCTCTAGAATGAAGGAAGAAATGGCACAACAAATAACCACATTAAAAAATGAAATATCTGCCCAAGAAGCTCTAGTAATAACATTAGGAATTATTATATTATTATTAGTAGTGTTATTTAGTTGGATATTTGATAGATTAGGATTAAAAGAAAAAGCATGTAATAAATTAGATACATATTATCCTAATTCAACAAATGAGTCTTATTTTAATAATGATACTTATATTAAATCAAGCGCTCGAGATATATTTGGAACTGATAATTCAAATAGTACATTAATTAATTATCATGTTAAAAGTGCATATAATTGTTGTTGTGGAGATGGATATAAAAATAATTTTGTTGCTTTATGTGCTTTAGAAAAATGTATTAGTAATGGTTGTAGATTTTTAGATTTTGAAATTTATTCATATAATAATGACCCTATTGTTGCTTCATCTACCGCAAATAGTAATTATATTAAAGAAACATATAATGCTTTATTACTAAGCGAAGTATTAACAGTTATAACAGAAAGTGCTTTTGATGGAAATAAAACTATATGTGCTAATGACCCATTAATTTTAAATTTTAGAGTAATGAGCACAAATTTAACTATGTTAGAAAAAATGGGTGATTTATTTGAAGAATATATTGATAGAAGTGATAGCAGTATTGGTTCAAATTTTTCATTATTAGCAAGTTATAAAGATGCATCTGTATTAAGTATTAAAATGGCAGAATTATACAGAAAAATCATAATTATTTGTGATTTTAATCCCGAACCAAATATTATTATAAATCCTAAATTGGTAAAACTAGAAAAATATATTAATCTAAAAGGTAAAAGTTTATATTGTAATACTTTTAGATATAATGATATTGTTGCCAAAAATGGCACTTCGCAATTTATCCAAGATACAAAAAGAAAATATACAATTGTTTTACCGAATTTAGATAATTCAATAAAAAATTTTGATAGTGTTAGTTCGTTTGTAAATGGATGCCAGGCAATTTGTATGAAGCACCAAAATTTAGATAGTAATTTAATTGGTTATAATGAACAATTTGAACTTAACGGAATATTTTCTTGGAAAATGAAAGAATTAATTTTAATAAATGTAGCACCAACACCTCTTGATACTCCAGCTGGAATTGGGTTGAGTAGTTCTTCAGTATCAAGTATAGCTAATAGTTTAATTGCTCGTCTTGGAGCTGGAAGAGGCAATAACCAAAGTGCAGGCGTTAACCAAAGTGCAGGCGTTAACCAAAGTGCAGGCGGTGGTGCTGGTCCGTTCCCTAATATGAGTAGTGGCGTTACTGGCATTCCAGAAGGACACGAATATTAAATAGATGTGCTAGCAATAGGCATACACAATATTATTAAGTATTATACAATAATAACTATTATGAAAAAATAATCTTTTTTAGTTGATTATAATAAATCTATATTTATAATAAATATATATTTATTATATATAATTATATGAAAGAATCATATGATGAAAAAGAATTGAAAATATTAAGAAATGCTATAGACAACGCTACATATATTATTGGAAAAAAGTTAGTCCAATCAGATACTATAAAAAATATTATAGAAATTTTAGAAACTTTTTTGCGAACACATAAAATATTGTGTTATGGGGGAACTGCTGTAAATAATATACTACCAGAACAATATAGATTTTATAATAAAAATATTGAAATACCAGATTATGATTTTTTTTCACCTTATGCTATGGAATATGCGAGAGATTTAGCAAATATATATTATAAAGCAGGATATGAAGAAGTAGAAGCAAAGTCAGGAGTACATAGTGGAACATATAAAGTATTTGTAAATTTTGTTCCAATTGCTGATATTACCTTATTAGACAATAAATTGTTTCAAAATGTTTCTAAAAAAGCAATAAAAATTAATGGAATTAATTATTGCCCGCCAAATTTTCTACGTATGGCAATGTATCTTGAATTATCTCGTCCAATGGGAGATGTATCTAGATGGGAAAAAGTCCTAAAACGTATTAGTTTATTAAATAAAAATTATCCATTAAAAGGTATGTTATGCGACAAACAAGATTTTCAAAGAAAATACGAGGGAAAACAAGAGGATCAAGCAAGCATATATGAAATTACTAGAAGTTCATTTATTAATCAGGGCTTAGTTTTTTTTGGAGGTTATGCATCAACTTTATATAGTAAATATATGCCATATAAAGAAAGAAAACAAGTTTCTAATATTCCAGATTTTGATGTATTAAGCGAAAATCCTGAAGAAAGTGCTACTATTTTAAAAGAACAATTAATTTATGAAGGTTATAAAAATGTAAAAATTTTAAAAAAACAACCTATAGGTGAATATATTGATATTCATTATGAGATTATTGTAAATAATGACGTCATAGCATTTATTTATAAACCTACTGCTTGTCATAGTTATAATTTAATAAATATTAATGGATATAAAGTAAAAGTAGCGTCAATAGATACCATATTAAGTTTTTATTTAATATTTATATATGCAGATAGACCTTATTATGATGAAAACAGATTATTATGTATTGCCGAGTATTTATTTAAAGTTCAATTAAAAAATCGCCTTCAACAAAAAGGTTTATTGCGAAGATTTAGTGTATTATGTTATGGAAAACAAAAAACATTAGAAGATATGAGAGAAGAAAAAGCAAAATTATATGCTAAAATTAAAACAAATGAAATATCACGCAATTCAAAATTATATAATATGAATTTTTTTAGATATATACCTAAAGAAGAGTATAATTTAAAAAATAAATCAAAGAAAAATACTAAACATAATAGTAAGCATACAAAGAAATATAAAAAATATTAAAAATTAAGAATTAAGAATTAAGAATTTTTATATTTTATATAATATACACTTACCATTCTTTATTGTTTTTGCTAACTTATATTTTTTACATGAAACTCTCTTAGATTTTAATTTTATGAAATCTAAAGTGCTATTATCTTTTGTTGTTTGGTTTAATTTTGTGTTTTTAAAACTATTATTTACATACTCAATATAGGGAGCAAATAATTTGGTATTATTTATTTCTGGATGTCCTTGAAATCCATAAAATGGATATTTTTTATGTTTAACTATATCTATAAACTCTTTCTTATTTTTATCTAAACTAGTAGCAATAACTTCATAATTTTTAATCTTATGTTTTATAGTTAATTCTAATGCTAATGAATTATTATGAATTAGTTTTTTTGTTTTATTAAAATTCTTTTTAAATAAATTTCCCCATTTTGTATTATTAAATTTTGGTGTTGTTTTATAATCATAAAACGAGTTTACATTAATAAAAGTATTGCTAATAGTTTTTTTTGTTAAATTATAATTTTTTTCAATTAGAATCATATTTTCATAACCATGACATATTGCTAATATTGGTATTATTATATTATTATTATTAGCCATAGATTTGATTTTTTTTACTATATATTTTTGCATTAAAAAATGTTGCTTTATAAATTTGTTGTTATAATAATTACCTATTTGACTCCCTGGAAATAATACACCATTTAAGTTTGATAATATTTTATTTAATTCAAGTTTTTTAATAGTATATGGGATTATAATATATTCTATAGAATTTTGCTTTAAAAAATGTATTATATTTTCTTTTAAAAATATTTCATCAGAATTATTATTTTTTATATAAGGTGTTGCTAAAATACCTATTAATGGTTTAGTTTTAATCATAGCAATTATTACTACTATTATTAGTAAATATATTTACATTAGTTAATAAAAAATTATTAATTCATAACATAAATGTGCTTATATTTTATAAAATATAAAATATAAAATATATAAAATATAATAAATTTATATATTTTTAAATTAAATAATATTAAAGTATATTTATAATCTTGGGAAACCAACCAAGTTAGCACCAATACCAAAACCAGCACCTGATCTAGCACTTACACCCATAGTAGGAATAAAAGTATCCAAAATAGAGAATGTAGCAGCAGCCATTAATGCTATAATGGCAATTTCTTCAATTTTTAATGGTTTTTGTGGAATGACAAAAGCAACAATTGCAACCATTAGACCTTCAATTAAATATTTCACAGCTCTTTTTACTAATTCACCCATACTGAAATTCATTTTGTTTTTATAATAATACTAAAGAAAAAATTTATATTTATACACAAATTATATA